GCATGAAAAACTACATCTACATTATAGAGTCTGCATAAATCAATATCTAAAGAAAAGGTTTCGTTTTTGTATTCTTCTAGGAACTTTCTATATTGTTCTGAAGAGAGCTTCGATTCTTTCAAAGAATGACCTAAGGTAACTATTACTATATTAGCATTGTCTTTAGATATTTTTACCAAAGACATATGACCTTCATGTAAATAAGAATCAGTATCTATAGAAGCTATTATATTATATTTTCTTAATTGTTTAGAATAGCTTCTTATCTCATCTACAGATTCAATAATTTTCATTTAGGATTTATTAAAATATTATCTGTAAGATCGATTTCTCCCAATCTTATGCCGAGAACAATTGCTGTTTCCCTATCAATTACATCTAGTTTCTCTGCTGTACTTGCATCACATACATCTATGTGCCACACATGAGCGCGAGAATTATTTACAACCAATTTTAAATGATCTTTAATTTTATTCACAGAGGGATAAGAGGACCATTCAGATATTTTTTGCAACTCTGTGGAAATATGTGCGGCTCTCCTGCGTTGTCCTGTAGTTAAAAAATTATTTCGAGAGTTCATAGGCACACCATCTGAATCTCTAACCATAGGTGCTATGATTGTTTGAATGGGAAGATTTAGATTCTTTATAATGGCACTAATTACAACATTTTGGTAAAAATCTTTTCGCCCTATTACAGACATATCTGGTCTTATAACTTCTAATAACTGTGACCACATAGTAATAATGGGCATTAAGCAACGAGTTTTTGCTATTTGTTTAAGACGGGGAGAAAGAATATCTAACGATGCATTATGATCCCATGAATCGTCTGGTAAGTTACAAAGTACGTCTACCCCATTTAATTCACAAAATTCCACATCTAAATTAAACTGCTTCTGTTTATATTGTTTTATTCTTTTATCAAAATCTTTAAGACCTAAGGAATAATCCATAATTCGACCAATACTTAACAGTGCCACATCAGCATTATCTTTAGCGACTTTAATTAGGGAGGCATGACCTGAGTGTAAATCTCCAGCACTGTCTATAGACGCTAAAGTTTTTCCTGCGTCTTTCAACTCTTGAGTATATTGTCGCATTTCTTCAATTGTGTATATAATCTTCATTTCGGTTTCACCATTATGTTATCTATAAGATGTAAATCTCCAAATATTCCTGCAACAACAACTACTGCGTCTCTATCAAGAACATCTAAACTTTCTCCAGTTTCAAAATCATGGACAGCCACAAAATCCATCTGGCTACGAGAATTTTTTAAGTGTCTACTTAAATAGTTTTTAATCTCCTGACAAGAGCTACCTTTAGGCCACTCAAGTATATCTTGTAATTTTTCACAAATATTAGAGGCTCTTTTACGCTGTCCTACAGTTAAAGATTGATTGCTAGAAGAGGAAGGCAACCCATCTGAATCTCTTACTGTAGGAGCTATCAAAGGTTTAACTTGTAAATTAAAATCCTTAAGCATGTGTACTACAGACATCGTTTGATAAATATCTTTTTGTCCTAAGACAGTGAAATCAGTCGATAAAATATTATAATCTTTTAGAAACGATAGCATGTGATGTGGAGAGGCTAACAATTCGATATATTTTTCAGTAAAATACTTTCCTTCTTTTTTTAAAATTTCTACATAAGGATTAGATATATTTATCTGAGTCATACCACGCTTATACAAATCTCGCGGAGGAGGAAAAAAGAACATATCTACGCCATGTTCTTTAGATATCTGGATGTCCTTATCCATAATATTATTCATGTACTTTTTCTCAAGTTTTTTTAATCTGCTTTCTTTGTAAGTCATAAGCTCCACTGGAAAATCTACCATCATTATAGTTATATCTGCTTTTTCTTTAGCCAGCTTCGCTAAGCTCATATGCCCATGATGTAGGTGTCCACCAGTGTTTATAGTTGCAATAGTTTTCCCTTCAGCTTTCGCTCCCTTACAATATTGACGAGCTTCTTCAATTGCGTTTATAGTTCGCATATCCTTCGGGCCTACTCCAACTCATCTACAAACCAACCGTCATCAAAGATAGAGTGATCAAAAGATTGCGTCTTGCCAACCAAAGCATCTGCTTCAGATTTAATCTCTGCGTATTTATCTTTATTGTTTTCATACATTTCCCAATTATCGAGATCAGCCCTAAATTGAATAAGTACCTCTTCCATTAATTTTTCTGGAGTAAAAACAGGAACTCCCATATGCACAGGATATCTTATATCTGCAACTCCTACATTAGGAGTATCTACACAAGATAATTTTACCTGAAGAGTAGCGTTTTCAGCATTATGACTTAGTATACGGTATATATATTTCATTTAAACTTTGGGCCTCCTACCCATATGACAACACTCTTTCTAATTCCTTTAGTTACAGGGGTAACTCTGTGTAAGGTCCAACTTGGAAAAGCTATAACTCTTCCTTTTTTAATTGGCAGTACCTGATTTTCAACTCCTGTTTTTATTTCAAAGTCTCCACCTTCATATTCATCAGAATCTAAAAGACTTAAAATCATGCTTAACTTTCTTGGTGGTCTATCTTCTCCTGGTCCTTTATCTAAATGCCAATTATATTCTGAATGATAATTATCTGAACATATTTTTTCTTTATCATCAGACTTATTTAATGGATCATAAGTAGTATATTGAAACGGTTCATGAAACCCACTTAAATCAAAATCAAAATAAGAACCATTTAACATTCTACATATATAAGTTAATTTCTCTAACAAGAATGGAGCATGTTTTACAAGTAAATCAACGTCCATAAAATTAACTAAACTATGTCTAATGCTTCCTACATATTCTCCCCCAGGACTAGTTCCAACTACTGCATATTTTTTAAGTCTTGAATCCCCCAATTTAATTATAGTTTCTAATTCTTCATCTGAAAAAGCATCATCCCAATATGCCCATTGCTCTTCTTTTCGACCATCTGGTGGAGGACATAACAACCAATTCATTTGTTGACCCATAACGCATCCCTATAATAGCTTTCATGTGATGCGCGTCTTCGTCTAACCTTTTCTAGCTCCTCCAATTCTTTTGGCGTCTGTAATCTACATTTGAAATCCTTCTTCAATACATTTCTGGGAACAGGAATAACTTGAACAAGGGGTGTTCCAGCTTCTACTATACCATCATAATTAGATTTTTTCCAAATGAAAGGAAAATTAATGTATTCAGGGTATTTGTCACAATCTACAAGACCTGCAATGCATTCAAATCTTTCATCAGGTCTATTGAAGGGAGGAACGAAATATACGGACCAACCTTTCTTGACCTTGATTTGCCAATAGTTTAAAAATTTTAGAGGTGGTGTCGGATGAGAGGGATGTTTTATTCTACCTGATAACTGATCTATGCCATGATTTTCTACCATATTTTTATGGTATTTCCATTCAAAATCCAGTCCTGAACTATCCTCATTTACTTTAAAGTAGACATCTGCTGCTAGGGGTATTATCCACCCCACCTGCATAATATCTAAAAAGGGTGGACATCGTTTGATGGTACTTGAAACAAATCCCTTTGATAACTTTCCATCAAGTTTTTTATACCATTCAGGTATTAATTTTCTTGCGGGATAAGGTTCAGGAATAACGCCATAGTCTTCTTCTGAAGCTATAAATTCTATTGTGGAGGCCATGATATTGTTGTTGTCCCTGCGGAACCACCGCTACCTACAGTTATACTATAATCATTCTGTTCTTTCAAGAAGTCACTTGCATTTCCTGAAGTACCTGGATTTCCAGCACTTCCTGGGTTACCCGCACTCCCAGGAGAACCTGCACCACCCGAATTACCTGATCCACCAGGATTACCAGGATTAGCAGAACCTGCATTACCTGGATTGCCAGCAGCGCCTGTATTTCCCGCTGTTCCCGCATTTCCGCTAGCGCCAGTTGCACTTGCACTTCCACCATTGCCAGCACTACCACCACTATCGTTTGAATTCGACCCTGCACTACCAGAACTGCCCCCTCCTGCACCTGGAGCATTTCCACCAGCACCACCTCCACCGCCTCCTCCTCCTCCAGAGGTTCCTGTGTTTCCTGAACTGCCTGTATTTCCTTGATTACCTGGATTACCTGTACCGCCTGTACCTGCCGTACCTGCGTTTCCTGCTGCTCCACCTGCACCACCTGAGCCTGCATTTCCTCCAGCGCCGCCATTACCACCTGCAAAAGAGGCTATAGTTCCATCTACTGCGTGAACAATTGTAGTTGCATTACCTGCAGACCCGCTTGCACCTGGATTTCCAGCGGCTCCTGTGCTGCCCGCTGATCCTGCATTTCCTACATTACCGTCATTTCCATTAGCCCCTGATCCACCTGTACCTCCAACGCCTCCTGAGGAACCTGAAGCACCTGTGCCTCCAGAACCACCGCCGCCGCCACCTGACCCAGCAGACCCAGGAGTAGGAGGATTAGTTCCACCTTTTGTTGTTGGGTTTCCAGGGGTTGTACCTGCACTTCCGCCACCGCCACCAGCGCCACCAGCGCCAGTATTGCCACCAGCAGAACCGCCTGAACCCCCAGAACCTGCAGTAGTTCCACTTCTTGGATTACCCGCATTACCCGCAGCACTAGGAGAAGGATTACCGCCAGCACCGCCTGCGCCGCCAGCAGAACCAGGCGATCCTACTCCACCAGAGCCACCATTGCCAGCAGCACCTCCCGCTCCACCAGCACCTGCATTTCCTGCTGCTCCAGCACTTCCAGCATTACCAGAATTTCCTGGGTTTCCTGGGTTTCCAGAATCTCCTGTAGCACCAGAATTTCCTGAAGCACCAGTAGAACCCGCTGCACCTGCACCTGAAATTGTTACATAATTAATACAAGGAGGTAGTGTGAAAGTTCCTGAACTGTTAAAAGTTTCAGAACCTCCAGGTCTTACTGTAAGTTGTTGCTGAAACCCTAAAGGCATTATGCTGCTACAGTTGCTGCTGCCAAGAACGATGAGGCCATATAGAATTGACTTCCACCATCCACAGTAAACATTGTAAGAACATCTGTTCTTCCACTGGTGTCTGCTAAACCTAAGGTAACTCCACCAGCAGTTAAAATTATTGGGTTGAAAGCAATGCTGGCGGCTGCTGTCCTACGAATTATCATAGTAACATCTTGTGCTCGGCCATCTGGAGCAACATTTGAAAAACTTATAGAGCAATCATTTAAAAATGTAAGATCGTGGACATTTCCCAAAGCACAGTCAATAGTGTGAGTACCAGAAGAAACAGAAGCTTCGACTGTCTGTTGCTCATAAATAAAACCTTTAATCCTAGTTGTATCATTACCAGCATCAACTTTAACAATGTCTGTAATTGAGGCGCTTTCAACTTTAAAGTCTACGTCAGCGCCTGCCTCATTAAATACAGCACCGCCTTCAGCCCAAAACCCTGTTCCTACAGATACTGCACCAGAAATTTCTGCAGCGACACCTGAAACCTTGGTAGTAAAAGAACCTGTAGCTGCCACCAGATTTGTTACTGAGGCACAAACAGGAACCTTCAAATTATTTGCGGTGAAATCACTAACTGAAGTTGATCCAGAACCTGAGGTACCATCAATAACCGAAGTGGCATCACAAAAGAGAACCATTGTAGTTCCCTGATCAACTGTTGTACCATTAGTTTCTGAGGAAGTCTTAACTTTTAGAGTAAAGCTACCAGATGTATTGTTGAAAACTTGGTAACGACGAGATTTAATGGGAACATGAACAGCAATATTTCCTGTCAATGCCCCTGTATAAATATGATTTGCATTAAGGGCTTCTGCGTCTGTCAATGAAACATCAGCGGAACCTGCCACAGACTTACTTAAGGTGCCAGCAATAGCCGTATCAAAGCTGTCAGCACCCGTATTTAAGGTGGTACCCCAAACATTTTCTGAAGCGCCTGGGGTAGGTTTTTCAATAACTAGATTAGTTGTATTTGCCATTTATCCAGTTAGAACAAACATAGGGTCTAAACTCCCAGGTTCTTCTACCTTCATTAATATTTGATCATCATTCATAATAACAAACATAACTCCTTTATACAAAAAGCGTGTGCCTGTATGCTTACCATAACAAACATAATCTCCCACCTTACACCAAGGGCCTTTAGCGAACCTATCCTTGTCCTCATAAGCCAAGTCACCTAAGACAACAACCCGACCTACCGTAGTAAGATATTGCACATCTGCTTTAGCTTGATCTGGAAGTATAATTCCTCCCTTAGTTGTAGACCTAATAGATACTGGCCTAATAAGAATACGGTAGTTAGGTATCGAAGGTAATGAAGTGGGGTCTTTTATTTCTTCGTTGGTAATCCATTGGTCATTGGTGACAGCGCCACCCAGATGAGCATGTTGCATTAGTCTTCCTCTTGTTCCTTGAGATATTTGTGAATAGCATTATTTACAATTCCCACAGCCATGTCAAGACCATACGCCACACCAACTAAATTTTTATAGTCAGCGTAATTATCAGGAGAACCAGTAGCTAAGGTATCTTTAATGTTACTCTTAGCTTCTTCCAAGCTCCTAATAATGTCGTCGGTAATCAATTTCCTTTAGAGGAGTAGACACCATGTCGGGGATAATGCCGACCACGATGCTCATACGCCGAATCAGGACTTCCACGCAATTCACCACGTTTTGTCCTATGCGACCATTGATCTATAGGTATTTGAGACCAATCAGAAACTTTCGCTTTATTGCGTTTCTTTGGCCCTGAAATTTGGTTAGCTTTCATTTCTTCCTCCGTTTTGTGTCCTTGCGTCTAACTTTATCATCTCCGTCCTCTTCAATCAAATAGAGAACTCGCATTTGTTTTGTAGCTTTTGCCTTGGTGGGGTGTGTACCTTTCACTTGCCCCGATCTAGTATTCATAACTTGGTACTTTTCTCCACGCTTACGAATAGCGTATGGCACTTATCCCTCCTATTAACTTCTAGTTCTCGCAAAAACCGAATTAAAAATTCTATCTCGGCGCGCCTTTAAACCCTCTGTAAAGGTATCATCTTCAACTTTTTTTCCGTCCACTACTTTAAAAGCTTTAGTAAGCATTTCTTTTTTTACATCATCCAAGTTCCCGTCCAACATAGCTTTTTCTAAATCTTTATAGGCTTTAAGTCCTGTAACACCAATGTTGTCAGCTATACTTGCTAAAATAAGTTGAAAAGATTCAGGCATATCTTTTATATTTTTAAACCTATGGTCTTTTGTGTTGGATATTTCTTCAATCAAGCCTGTCAGTCTGTTACTTAATTGATTATATGCATCAGACACCGTGGAATTTTCATCGAATACGGGGGCACTTTTTCCCGCTGTTTGTCCGAATCCTTGCTCTATTTTCTCTGGAGCGTTTCCTGTAGCTTCTATCTCTTGGCCTGATGCGAGTGCAGACAAAAGTTCTTCTGGATTTTCCTGGCGTTTATTGTACAAATCCATATTTTCTGACATAGCCGAAGCAGCCACAAAATTATCAAACACTTCAGAGGATTCTTCCACAACTTCTTCCACTGGCTCTATGTCTGGCTTAGGGGGAGGTGCTTCAAGGGGAGGAGGAAGAGGAACATCTTGCGCTCTCTCTGCAGCTTCTAAATCTAATTCTGCCTGTGCTATACTCACTGGTTCAATTACTTCTTCTTCTTCTTCTTCTTCCACAACAACTTCTTCTTCAGGAAAGAAAGGAGATTGAGTCCCAGCCAAGGCTTCTATTTCTTCTCTTGCTGCTTGCCGTCTTGCTTCAACATCGCCGCCCTCATCATACTTCATGATCCTATCTTGAAGACCATAAAAAGTTTCAGCGTCCTTAACCTTGATGGCTCCTCCTTCAGCATTAGTTTCTACTTCCTCAAAGGCATCTGGGAAAGCCCTGAAAAGTTCTGAGTCCTTACTAAATTCTATTTCCATGTCTTTCGCCAAGGACGCCAGGAATTTTGCATACTCAATGATGAGCTTAGTCTTGCGATCTTCCTTGTCTTTTTGACTTTTGTACACAAGGTTTGCGGTATCTTTAATGGTGGAGAATTGTACCTTCTGTTCCTGAATATCAAGTTTTCTGTTATCCAAAATAATTCCTGCTGCCTTATGAGTGGCTTCTACTTGAGCTTCCTGCGCCCTTAATTCTAAGTCAGCTTTCTGCAAGTCGAGAGATTGCTGTTCTACCGATCCCTGCTGCTGTCCAATTTGCGCCATCTTAGCCATCTCCTGCAACTGCTGCGCCGCTTGGGCTTGGGCAAAGGCTTCTCCAGAAGCTTCCTCACCTGTCATAGCCGCCATCTGTTCTTGGAACTGCATTAAGGTGTGTTCAGAAATATTTGCTTGAATGAGCGGAGTCATTTGTGCAAAGGCTGGATTCTGTTGTTGTAAAGGATTATTAAGCCACGCATTCTTAAAGGTTATATGTGCCTCATGGTTTTGTCCTGGGAAAGCCTTGATGGGTATTCCCTGTGAAACCGCAATGATATCTCCCATAGGACTTAGTTCTTTTGGTTTCTTGGCAGGCGGCATCAGACGGTCTGCATTTTCTATGTTGGTAGCCTCAAGGATCATCTTGTGGACTTCCCTGATATCATAGGTTCCTTGCGGGGCTTGAGACGCCAATTGAAGCGCCATCTGAGCAAGAGCAAATCGATGGGTAGCACTGGGAATATTTGGATCAGAAACAGGCAGAACATCTATACGCCCATCAAAGTCTTCCTTAAATATTTGGATACTGCCGTCAGCAACATCCATCGCCATTGTTTCAGGAAGAAAATCGAAATTTACCCTGGCTAAAACCCTGAATTCATCACGCTGACTTTTGTGCAGTCTCTTATGAATAGCTGTAAAGAATTTTGCAGACTGCTCTATGAGAGCCATAGTGGTTCCTACAGGACCGTAGTTACTGCTGTCAGAAATTACCTGTTCAGTGGTGTCGGCAAACTTCTGCCCCGCTCTTGTAACAAAGTCTAACATCTGGTAAAGGGTGGCTGAAGGCTCCTTATAGGGGAGAGCATAAAAACTTTTATCAAGTTGCTGTCCTGTGCTTTCAACTTCACGCCATTCACCAGGACTTATGGGGTCTTGATCACCAACAATTCTTACGCCTCGTGCCTTGAAACCACCTGGAAGGTTTGCGAACTGCCCAGCATCAATCAAGGCCCTCATAGCTGCCGTAGCAGTAAGGGTCATATTACCGAGAAAATGTATATAACCGAAACCGTAAAAACCAAATCCAGGTACAAATTTGTAATGAACAAAGTGTTCAAGTCTAATGTATTGAGGATCATCCTCTTCCCAGTTTTTTCGAATGGAAAGGACTTTTCCTGAGTCTTGATCAACAGTGACGATATATGGTGCCGCGACGGGGGTCTCAAATTCTCCTCCTAATTCTAAATAACAGTGTTGCTCAAGAAGACAATACTGAGGATCATTGGAGGAATCATAAGAAAAGCCAAGAATCTCATCCATCTTCTGAGACATATCAGAACGCTCTTGACCTCCAGGCTCCCCCAACTCACAATCCCTGTACATCTCGGCAGCAATATCACGCTGAAGATCGTTTCCTGATCTATAAATTACATGAGTGTACCTGTCGGCTCTTTTTAAGTCGGGTGAATTAAAGGGAACATAAAATTGATCTACCGAAACAAACTCGCTGGTAGGTCTTGAAGAACTGGCATCATAATATATTTTTTTAAAGGCGCTACCGAAAATAGGTAACTGAAAAAGAAGACGTTCAAACTCTTCGAAATACTCAGGCATCATCTCTGAGATTTCATAATTCATAAACTCTTTTACACGCTTGGCTTGACCCTCTTTATCTGGGGTAGATTTACCAATGATTTGGGTTTTTACTGGACCCTTAGGAGGGAACAATTCTTGCGAAGCCTTCGACTGAAATTTTACTGCGTTCTCTATGATGAGCGGGTGAACAGCAGTACAAGCCCCTTCAAAAGGTTCAGAGGTTTCCTGCAACTTCAAACCAAGAAGCTCAAAGCCTTTTTCAAACATCTGTTCCCAGTCTTGTCGAGCGTCCTTATCGTCCCCATATTTTTGGGTAACTTGCTGCCCTATTTCCTCAAGCTCACGTTCATCCAGATGTAAAGCTAAGTTATCCGAATGTCCTATAATTACTTGTTCTTCTTCAACGACTTCTTCAGCCTCGCCGTCTACTATATAAAATTCTGTGTCAGCCAATTTAAATCCTCCAGTAACCCGCTACCGCTTTTTTCTTGGGTGCATCAAAATCAGGATCGTGGGGATGCTCCAACCGCCAAGACTCCTTCATCCATAAAATTGCCATAGTCATAGCATCCACTTGGTCATCGTATCTAGCCGTTGGAAACCCCCCACTCTCCATCACAAGTTCCTGCGCCCACTCCTTTTCAGGAATCCAAATACGCCCTGATTCCAATAAGGGTGTTGCTGCATTCACTCTACTTACTTTATCACGATCAGGAGTATATTCCAAAATAGGAAGTCCTGCTCTCCTTAAATCCTGAATAAGAGATTGCCCCGAAGCTTTCTTCTCAATTAAAACCATATCAGGGGTATGTTTCTCATATAAGTCTTGTGCTGTTGATCTAAGTTCAGGGTATTCCATACGCCCACGAACATTAGATAACAATATTAAATTAGATATCCACCTTTCAATTCCCTCAGAATCCCGCTCAAGTAATTCAAATATACCCCAAGTCTGCATGACAGAGTAGTCTGCTGTACTTCTTTTTGAAAAGGCGGTATCCATTGTTTGTAGTATATAGCTGCACTCAGGAGGCTCCGACTCATCCCAAGTCTGGAACCATTCCTTCTTTATTAGACCGCCTTCCTGAGGTTGCGGGTCTTGCATATAAAGACTTTGCCAATACTGGGTACCATTGTTTCTTTTTATTTCATCCTCTTCCTCGCGCAGAAGAGAATCAGGTTTCCACTGAGGAAAATAACTAGTACCTGAGGGAAGCTGTAGAAGTTTACCTGAAATATCGTCAAGCCACGCAGGAATCTTAAGAACTTCCCACTCACCCTCCTTAGAATTATTCAGAAGCCAACCAGAAATATCGTCTTCATGGTAACGTGTGTTGATAACCACTATAGAACCTCCAGGCATGAGACGGGTTCTAAGACCAGAAGGGTACCAATTCTTTATGTAACGGCGTCCTGCCTCTGAAAAAGCATCCTCCTCAGACATAACGTCATCAAGGATAGCCACATGAGCGCCACGACCAGCAATCTGAGTTTTAACACCAGCCGCAAAATAGGTTCCTCCCTGATTAATCATAAATTTACCAGCACTACGAACATCCGATCTCACCTTAACCTCAGGGAAGATGGACTGAAAGGTGGGCGAATTTATAAGATCACGAACATCACGCCCAAAATCTGTGGATAGCTGATCCGAGTGAGACACAGTAAGAATTTCTCTTTGAGGATACTGCCCTATGTACCAAGCGGGAAACAACTTAGAACAAAGAAGAGACTTGCTACTACGAGGAGGAAGAAACACCATAAGGCGTTTAAGAGTGCCATCTCCTATTTGTTGTAGCTTATCCGAAATTACTTTTATGTGCGCGCCCATCTTGAAGTCATGGACAAGCTCGGGCGACACCAGCTTAACAAAAGAAAGAAAGTCAGTCCTACTTTGATGTAGAACTAGATAGACTAACTTTTCGCGTAGCTCATTTTCCGCCGTCAACAACCTTAAAACCTATGACTTCTGCAAGACGATGGATATCTTCTTTTACCGTCTCAGGCTCATCACCCTTAGTTAATTGAGTAACTTTTTGTTCAGAACGATCTACAAACATACCCAGGTGTTTACCTATAGTTTCCATCGCCCTATTAGCATTGGTGAAATCCGACTCCTGCATAGCAGAATCATAAACTTCCATTACCTTATCAAGAACTTTTTCTGCATTAACTTTTACATCTTTCAAAGCTTGCTCCCTTATTTCATTAAGTCTCATCTGAATCAGAGGATTTGTTAGCATACGTTTGACGGCAGGCTTCAACCACCTAGACTCATAGCCTTCCTTCTTGTATGGCTCTTCTGTGTCCCCTGTACGCCTATACTCCAAGCAGTATTTGCCCTGCTCAGGGG